CCCGGCGACAGAGACTTGGAATACAATTTCGCCGAGCTTGACTTGGCTCGACGCTACAATAGTCGCTTAAAGGAGAACTACTTAATGGCAACTACTACGAACTACGGCTGGACGACTCCAGACGATGTAGCTTTAGTTAAAGATGGCGCGTCTGCCATTAGATCGCTTGGTTCGTCAATAGATACGACAACTAAAAATCTTAATCCAGAAACAACACTCGGAGACATTTCTTATAGATCATCTACCGCAAACACAAACACTCGTTTAGCGATTGGAACTAGCGGCCAAGTTTTAACCGTATCAAGTGGAGTTCCGGCTTGGACAACTCTTGCTTCGGGAGGTAAAACTTTACTGAGCACAACAAGTTTATCTGGTTCGACAACTACGGTTAGTTCAATAAGCGGATCATATAAAGATTTAGAAATTGTTTTGACTGATGTAACTTCCAATACCGCTGGTTATGAATTAAGCATCCAAGTCAATAGCGATTCAGCCAATCATTCATATTTTATGGTTAGAAATAATGATAATGACACTCAAGCTAACGTTTATGCCCACGACGGCGGTTATTTTAAGTTTGGTGGCACAACAACTAGCACTAATGCTGATGATAAGTTTCAAGGATTTTGCGTAATTTACAATTATGCACTTTCAAGCGCAAAAACACTCTTTGGTTTTGGCAGTATGAGATTAGCGGACGCATCTAATCGCGGTTATACAAGCCGGGGTAGATGGAGTGGAACGGCTGCTATTACTTCAGTTACTTTTTATGCCGACGGCGCGCAATTCAATGGCGGAACTGCCAGAATTTATGGGGTAAACTAATGGCTGAACAAATGATCCGAATTCATAATTTAGAAAGTGATGAAATTATTGATAGACCAATGACGGACGAGGAATTGGCTAATTTTACAATAATTAACAAACAAGCCGAAAATGAACGAAACGCTGAATTGGCAAAAGCTACGGCAAAAGCCGCCCTTCTTGAACGTTTAGGCATTACCCAAGAAGAAGCAAAACTGCTTCTAGGCTAATGGCTAAACTTTGCCAAGTAGGCATCCAATTACGCGAACAGATAGACGATGATTATCCGGGTCGCGATAGGCGTAGTGATGGTTGGATTGCTGATTCTCGCCATCTCGCTAAAGGCACTTCAGACCATATCCCGGTTAATGGAATCGTCCGAGCAATCGATATAGATGCAAACCTTAACGCGCATCCTGAAGAAGCTCACGCACTCGCGGAGAAAATCCGGAAGTGTGCAAAGAAGGACAAGCGCATCAAATATGTTATCTATGATGGGCGGATTGCGTCATCTATCCTCAGATGGAAGTGGCGCAAATACAAAGGGTCAAACTTTCACAAGTCACATATTCACATAAGTTTCAATCCATCGGGAGACCAAGATAGAAGCTGGATCAACCTAGAAGGAGTGCAATGAAAGACTTAGTAGCCAAGTTAAAGACACCAGAGTTTAAGGAAGCATTTAAGGATTACTGCCTAGCAGTTGCAGCTTCCGGCGTAACTATGGGAATCGCACTATTACTAGACACCGCTCCAGAATACGCAGTCCTTATCGGTGCAATCACCGCTCCGGCTGCTCGATGGGCTGATAAGAACTCCAAGCAATATGGACGCAAATAACGCCGCGGCTTTCGTAGCCTCAGTTCTTGGTTCTATTGGCCTACTAATAGCCGGACTTCGTTACATAATAAAACTCGAGAACCTTCCACTAATTTCGCGACTCGATAAGTTAGAATCCACCATTGAACTAGCGTTGAAGGAAAGGATAGTAAGTGGCCCAAAGAAAACGCGTCGCTAAGAAAGCGCCGGCAAAGCGCAAAGTTAGACGGCCTAAAACAGTAGCCAACCCTTTCCCTACTAAACTCGAGCAGCGATTTATCGAGTCTAAAGCCATTTATGACGCAGCTTTAGCAGCTGGTTGGAAGGCTGATTTTGCTTTGGCTTTTGCTATGGAGCGCGACTCTTGGCCGGATTGGTTTATAGATCCAGCCGACCCAATTAAGAAAATCGGTTGGCAAGACGGCGAGGAAGATATCTAATTTACTTCCGAGAGGTCGAATTATTCGAGGCGCTTAAGGCCGAGTTTCCAGACCTTACGCCTCTCTCAGCGACCGACCGAGCCGACGGCATAACCGGCGATGCTTATATCGAGCTCAAATGCCGTAGAACGCACTATCCGACTCTAATGATAGAGCGTAAGAAGTGGGATTACTTGGCCGAAATAAGGGCTAGAACGGGCGCTAGGACGCTTTATATCAACTCTACGCCTAAAGGTGTCTACGAGTTCGATTTAGGGGCTATAAACGAGCCTGAGTGGGTTTTACAGAGCCTTCCAGATAAAACCGATTTTGCAGGGGCTAAGAAGATTACTAAATACGTTGGCTATCTGCAGCTTAAGGATGCAAGATGCCTACTCATCTAGGCGACTTCCCGGATATCCACCGGGACATTGACGTCCAAATAGATTTATTCGAGACACTCCCGGCCTAAACACTTGCCTAAATAGATTTTAATTGCAATTATTCTCCCGTAAATCCATTTAGGGGTTTATAGAAACGGGAGCAAATGATAAATAAAGTCCACCTAATCCGCTTTGATTCCCAATCGGGAGCTTGGACGGATGGGACTAATTTCGTTAAAGGCCAACTTATCCGGCGATATGCGCTGGAGCATCTAGGCCGCAAGTCACAGCGCGGACGATTATCGCGCAAAGAAATCTCGGACTACTGGTTAGACAGATTCGGGGTGAGTGCAGATGTCGCTTAGTAATTTCGTTATTTACGTTTTAACCGCGTTTATCGTTTATCAAGCCTACAAAATAGAAGGCCGAGAAGATAGAGCGTTTCATAAGGGATACGAGAGGGGGCTTAAGGATGGACGAGAATCTAGTAGATCGTTCAATAAGTGAGTGGTTTGAAGAAGCTCGAGATATCTTGGGAGACCGAGGTTTCGAGTATGGTGATCCGAGACACAACTTACTACGCATTTACAAAGTCTGCCGAGCCCTCGGTATTCAGCTCAGAGACCCATCTGAACTGGCATTGGTGTTTATTGCGACGAAACTCTCAAGATCAATGGAAAGTCCGGGACGCGAAGATTCGTATCTCGACCTACTTGGATATTCCGCTATCTTCGCTCAACTTCGATTTACCGATTGGGATGACGTTGACTTTACTTCGTAATACAAATCCTCGCCAATGGTGCGATATCTGCAAAATGAGATATGGCAGTCACAGAGGCGAATTTCATCCAAAGGCGCAAACACCGGCCTATTGGAAAGCAGTATCGCAAAACCCCAAACGCGCTAACCAAGTCAGATTTTATTGCTTGGACTGCGCTGCTGAGATTCAGAACTGGCCGGATGGTTCATTTTATTCATTAAAAGAACAGCTCTTAGATGGTCTAAGAGAAGTAGTAACAAGGGAGCAATTAAATGTCGAATTACCTAGATAACTATGTAGGTGTATGGGAACGCTTTGCAGAATTCACTAAGGCCCATCCTGATTACCGAATTAAGACTCACGTCCTCGCTGAGTCATTGGCAAAGGAGTGCGATGTCTATATCGTCAAAACGGAACTCTTTAGAACTGAAGTTGATGCTAATCCTTGGACGACGGGTCTTTCGTCAGAGTCCAAGTCGAAGCAGTATGCCTTGGAACTTGCGGAGACTGGCAGCTTGCAAAGAGCTCTTCAACTTGCAGGATACTTGGCTAAGCCAACTGGAACAAAGCCTTATCAAAGTCATCAAAAGCCAATACAAACGACGTCCAAAGCGTTAGCCGACTTCGTCAAAGAACAACGTCCAGATGATCCAGAGCCAATCCATCACAACATAGAACATTTAGTTGAAACCCTAGGTGCTGAGATAGTTGATGAAGCGCCAATCTGCAACCACGGCGTAATGGTGCTGAAGACCGGCAATAAAGAGGGTAAGGATTATCGCGGATGGGTATGCCCTAGCCGTAACAGAGACGATCAATGCCCGGCTAAATGGATGAAGATTGATGAATCCGGCAAATGGGTGTTTAAGAAGTGAAATGCCTAAAGTGCCTACGAGTCGCCTCACCAAAACTAGCAATTATGTTTTATCGAAGCTCTAACCCAGAGAAGCCATCTGGTCTTTATTGTGAGGATTGCATAGACGATGAATCTTGATATCCACCCGTTCAAGTGCGGACAATGCAAAGGCGTTAGGCCTCATAGATTGCTCCGAACTTATGACTGCCCGGATATTCCAGAAGCTCCGGCGGAAGTTTGGTTGGTTGAGTGCCAAGGATGCTTCGACCAACGGATCATCTATCCGGCCGAACGGGTAGTTAGTAAAGAAGACGATATCTGCCGTTGTGACGCTTGCGGTAATTACAAGATGAAGTCGGTTAAGTGCCGAGTCTGCGAAATAGCTGCTGGTAATGAGACAATTACCCGTCGGGTCTTTACAGGTCATTCAGATATGGAAGTTCCAATTGCCGACTTATGACTTTAAATGCCCAGAGTGTCAGATCACTACTGAGCAAACATTTACCGTCTATTCTAATCACTCGATATGGTGCTCAGATTGCCAAGTTCCTATGGAAAAGCAATTTACAAGCCCGGGAGTGATATTTAAGGGAGATGGATGGGCCGGGAAGAAGTAAAGAGGCCTCACAGCCTCAAATACATCCACCAGTTGCTCGACTGGGGATTTAGTAAAGAGTTCATCGCTAGGGATTGCGGCATTAGTATCGAGTCCCTAGAGATGCGCCTATATCGGGAGAGGAAACGAAATGAGCATAAAGGAAACAAGTCTGAAGCTAGCGGCAGTAAGCCTAATAGCCGACGAAGCAAAGCGAGTTAAAGACCATCTGCGAGCCGAACTCCAAAATGAAATGGATGGCATTGGGGCAGATAGGGTAAAGGCCGAGTTAGATGGCGAAACTATTGCCTATGTGACAACCAGTAAGCCGAAGTTTAAGTGGGTTATCAAGAACGATAGGAAGTTCGTAGATTGGGTAAAAGCCAATCATCCAAGCGAGATAGTCGAATCGGTAAGAGAATCGTCGGTAGATGCGCTATTGGATAAATTTAATTATGTTGACGATTTAGTTATTGATCCAAATGGTGAGCCGGTTGATTGGTTGGATGGTTCAATATCAGACCCTTATTTAGTTACCAAGTTCCATAGTGACGGCAGAGAAAAGGTTAGAGAGGCAATAGTTGGGAAAGCCATTGAGGCGGTTAAAGTGTTGGAGTTAGAGTGATAGGTAGAAGCAGAACTTCTAAAACTTACGTTAAAAACGATGTTTTATTTACGCCACCAGAACTCTTTGAATTATTAAACGTCGAATTCGATTTAGATGTTTGCGCTCCTACTGGCGGACTTCCTTGGATACCGGCTAAAAGGTCAATAGATGAAACTGAGGATGGGCTGACTAGTGAATGGAACGGAAAGGTTTGGATGAATCCGCCTTATAGTGGGATAACACCTTGGATGGATAAATGGTTACAACATAAAAACGGATTCTGTCTAGTGCCTTTCTCAGCTGCTAAATGGTCTGTAAAATTATGGGATAGTGAGGCGAAAGGTGTGTTAATGGATCAGACGCAAATGAAGTTTGTAACGCCTGAATATAATCGTCAAGCAATATTTATGCCAGTAGGCTTATGGGCTATTGGTGAGACCAATATCACATTATTAAAGATGTCCGGTTTGGGGGTAATTAGGTGATTAAGTCTATTGACAAGGATGTTAGACTCCCTGCGAGGCGGGGCCCGAAGGCAGCCCGTCGCAGAGCGCTTAGGGGCTCCCTTTGTCTTCGCTTGATAGCTACGACGCTAACTGCCGTTTCATTACTAATAATAAATACACCTAACTCAAATGCTATTTATCTAAAGCGTTATCAAACTGACTGGGCTTTAATAGCGATGAACTACTACAACCAGAACTTAGAGCAGACTCAATGCTGGGTCGAGCTAATATGGCGAGAGAGTCGTTTCAATCCGCTGGCCCGGAATGGGTCGCACTATGGTCTAGGGCAAATGCGATCTACTTGGTATCGAGACCTAAACCCTAGACAGCAGGTTAGAGCGCACTTACGTTACATAGCACACCGCTACCAGAATGACAGCTGCCTAGCTCTCAGTCATAATAAACGCAGAGGTTGGCATTAGTGGCTAGAGAATATGATAAGACTCATTACAAAAGATTAAGAGAGAAGATACTTAATCGAGATGGGTTCACTTGCTATTACTGCGGACAAGAAGCAAGCACAGTAGATCACATAGTTCCAATAAGTAAAGGTGGAATCAGCGTTGAAGATAATATGATTGCAGCTTGCACTCGTTGCAACTCAGGTAAGCGCGACCGTATAGCCCCCGGGTCTTTTTTGAGAAGCGCAGGGAAAC